GTTCGCGTCCCGAAATTCAATCGAGCCATCAGCCGACCCCTTGATAGCTTGCTCGAATTCGGCGATAACGTCTTTCTGAGCCCTGATGCTGGCGGCCAGTTCATCGCCGGTATTTGCCACACTCTGCTGCGCCTCTTTTGCCAGGTTGAGACGATCTGCATAGAGGGACAGCTTCTGGTTCTGCTCGTCATACATTTTCTGCAGAACATCGCCTTTTGCGGCCAGGGCCTCCATGGAGTTGGCATTCCCTTTGAATTCGCTTTCAACGAGCTTCAGCTCCGAGCCGAGCATTTTCAACTCGTTGTTGATACCGGCCATCTTGGACTTATATTCGGACTCTCCTTCGAGGGACAGCTTTGTTACGATGGTTCTGACGGCCATTTACTCATCTCCCTTTTTCCGGTAAGGACGGCTCCAGAGCTCATACATGTCGTAGAATTCACCCGGAGGCATAAAAAGAGCGTCACGCTGGCTGATGCCTACCTGTGACGCCATGAAAAGATATTCCGCTTTTTGGGTTTGGCTGTTTTTTTTTTGATCGAGTTCCTGTAGGACGAGGTCGACCTCCCTGTCCGGATCTTTGATCTCGCGACCGCAGCCCAGTATGACCGCTTCGTACATGTCATCTTTCAGCTTTCTGATATCGCCTACTGTCATCGTCATCGTAACGATTTCCTCGATTTCTTCCGCCGTGGGGATTTGTCGCGCGTCATACTTCATGTACCGCCGGCAGAGTTCAGTCTTTTCGATCATGATGGCAAGAATCCTGCAGGTTATTTTAAGCGCGTCCTCCGTGTCATTTTGTGTTAAGTCCACGACAGAAGACTCTCCGCTGATTTTATCGATTTCAAATTTCGCCGCTGCCGGCAGAGACAGCAGATAGCTGTTGTTTCCTAGTGTTATCGAGATTGCTTTCATAAAAGCCTCCTAAACATGCCAAGGGCGAGGATACCCCCGCCCTTCAGCATATTGATGTGTTTAGAATATGACGGCGATGTTATGCGCCGCTGTGACACTGGCGATCGTGTACGCCCCGTCCGCGATGCTGGCCGTGACGTCCGTGCCGTTGTCGTAAAGCTTGGTGACGGTCCCCGTGATCGTCAGTACGAATGCAGTCGCGTTTGCTGCCATTGTGATGCCAGTCGGCGCAGCCGCTTCCCCAGCACCCGCTCCAGTTACAAGGACGTTGATCTGGTGCCAGGTTGCGACATTGAGCTTAGTATCGAGGTAAGCTTTTGCCGCAGCCTCAGTGCTAAAGTCCTTGACGTATCTCCATTTTCCGAAAATCGGCTGGAAAATGGTAAAGTTGATGGGGAAATTACTGATCGTGATACCCTTCTCTTTAGTCTGTACGGATTCAGCCCCCATCGATGCCTTGAGCTTCGGATAATAAAAAGCGCGGAAGGTTTTAACATTGCCGCGAAGCAGAACCTGATAATAACCAAAGCCGCCATACGGCGGTGTGTCGTCGCCCCCTTGCCCGAGCTCATCGTCGGTCATGTCCGCGCCGTACATCTGGCCCATCTGCGGCAAGGACAGATGTGTCGTTTCAAAACCGATGGTTCCGCTCGAAAACTCCTTGACATCTTCGACGAGCCTGTCGTCGCCGTATTGCTGCCCTTCCGCGTATTCAACGTTCAGGTCAGCCTTGACGGCTTCAGCCACTATAAAACCCGCGCCATACGTCGGCAAGGCGTTTGTCGGCTCGGTTGCAAACGGCGCCCAGGCGGGATAGCGCATCCCTATTTTACCCATATGTATTCATCCTTTCATAGATTGTTCGACTTTAACCAGTTGTCGTACACCGCAAATTCGGCAGCAGCCATGTCGTCAGCACTGGATTCGTTTGCCCTAAGCATCCACTGCGTCGCCTTAATGTTTCGCTTTGGAGCACCATACTCCTGGATAAATCCGACCTCATTTGCGGGAACCGTTTTAACGTCGCCTCCAACGGTGTATGTCCTGCCGTGCTTGCTTCTGGAATAAACCTTAGTTACCTCTCGCCTTTTGTATTTGTGGTGCGGGCCTTCTGGATAAACAAGTACATGACGATTGCCATTCCTGTCTTTTGCCTTTTTGTGCGCCTTTATCGATTTTTCAAGCAGTCCTCTCGTCTTGCTGTCAAGCGTTTTGCTTAAAAGCTTACGTACAGACGCTTTATGCGCTCTGACAACGACCTTCGCACCCGCGTCCAGAATTCCTTCCACAACATCATCCGGAATGACGGCGAATTTTTCAAAATCGAGCCGCAGCCCGTCGATTCCGGTCGCATTGAATTTAGCCACCCGCATCGACCCCCAACAGCCGCTCGCACTCGAATATCCAGTCCTGCCCGTTTTCGTCCGTACTATCAATCATATCCGGCCACGAAAAATCAGCTGCGGAGAGCAGCCTCTTAATCTGTTCCCGTTTCGCAACGCTGTCTGTCGACAGCGGACAGCAGTAATGGATGACGACATTGTATCGTTCCACGAGCGGCGCGTCGTCCCCAAATTCGTCTCCAGTAGACTCGCAGCTGAAAGTAAGATATTCCTCGGCGTCGCCAGTATGAACATCCGGGTCACATGGTAAAGAAAGCGGTGCCAGCGCGGAAATGATTATTTCGTTAATGAACATGTCACACCGCCTCTTTGACTGGAATCCAGAGCGCAACCCGTCTTCCGTCGGGGTCATATGGTGTGCCGACTATCTCGAATATCCGTCCGCCACATGAAATGCGCATTGTATGATCGATATCCGTCCGGTACCGAATTATTATCACCGCTGTAATTTCCCCGAAAGTTTTCTGGGCGTAGAAGTGTTCACGGCTGCCTGTGACTTTTAGCGCTGCCCATACTGTCGCTTTATCCGTCCAGCCCCCCGACTTGTAACCATTGCTCGTGCGATTGGCTGGTGATGATTGAATAATTATTCTCCTATTGAGCTCACCCGCGTTCATGGCGTCACCTCTTCAGGCTCTGGCGCTGGATACTCCTTGTTTGCCAAATGAGAGAGCAGACTGCCGATGCCGTACGGCAGCTCATGGACCGGCTGCCCCACCATTGCCGGATTGTCATGCCAGAGCGACACCAGCATTTTGACGCAAAGCAGATAAACGTGATCCGCTTCCAGGACTGCCGCTCTTTTCTCTTCGATAGCGCCGATGATGTACGCGGACGCTGAGGCGACGAGCCCCTCGACAAGCTCGTCGCCCTCGTCGTCGATCCGGCAGTATTTGCGGACGCTTTCGATGTCTATTGCCATCTCCGCGCCTCCTTTCGCTTATTCCGCCAGATAATATACGTCGACAGCCGAGCCGTTCAGCGAGCTGTTGAGCTTGACGGTATTGTCTTCCACCGCCAGCGTGCTGACCGTCACGGTCGGGGCAGTGCCTTCCTTCGTGCCACCCAGGAACGCAAAGAGAACCGTGTTGTTCTCCAACTTGTGCGGCAGGCCCAGGATGCTGCCCCAGCCGACCGATACGGTGTCGGGCGCGACGCCTGCCGTCGTATTCTCGGAGGTGGCGGCCGTCGTCAGGCCGGTACAGGTGCCGTTGTCGATGGAGATGTTGAGGTTTGAGATGTTTGCCGCCTGCGTCTTGCGGGTCAGCGTGACAGCTGCCCCCTCTCCGCCGACGTCGAACAGCGCCGTTACCGCCCCGTCCGCCGCCAACGCTGTACGGATCTTGCCGGCGACAGCCGCAGCGTCATCCGCTTCGGCTACGGCGACGCTGATGGTTTTCGGCGTGCCCGTCATGCCGGTACAGGTGACGATCACCGTGGCGTTGCCGGCGCCGGTGACGGTGCCGACGACGGTTGCTGTCTCAACCTGTGCCGCCGGCGTGTGGGACTGGGCCGGTAGGTTAATGCTCGTCACTTCCATGAACGCCTTCTCGCCCTCGACAGCGGTCGCGCCATTAAGCGCGATGGTTTCCTCGATTTCCTCGTTGTCCCTGTTCAGCCCTGTGATGACGACGTTTCCGGAGATACCGGAGGCGCTTCCCTTAATGATCAGGCTGCGCGGAACCGCGGGGTTCGTGATGCCGGTCGTGATGTCCTGCGCCGCCTCTCCGAGCGCGACGGCCGCGTGGACGCCCGTATTCGAAGCGGCGACAGCGGCGGCGGCCGAGACATTGTAGTGCACGGGATGCGAGACGGCAACCCCGCTGAATTTGACGGCGGAGCCGGCCTCAAAGGCCAGCTCCCCGCCGATGACCCACTTGTTCGGGCCTTCGCTGTGGTTTTTCGCGGTATACATCAGCAGCCTCCTGACTCAGCCGAGAACGGCTGTCACGTCGATCCTGCCGCGGACGACAGCCGCCGTGTCGTAGGCCTTCACGTCCTCACGCTCGATGACGCGCATCTCCGTGCGGTTTTTGCGGAAGGCCGTTCCGCCGACGTTCGTGGTGGCGATCTGGTGCCCCTGCCGTTCGAACAGCTTGACGAGCTCCTTGGGATCGCCGACGAACACGGGGGCGTATTTTGTCGAGGTGCCCGTCGTCGGAAGGACGGAGTTGCTGACGACCTCGATTACCTTGCCGCCGAACAGCTTGCGGGAGGGCTGGGTGATGTCGACCTGAAGGATGGGTTTTCCGCTGCCGTCCTCAAGGGTGTCAAGGTACTGGAAGCCGTCCTGATTCGTGATGACGCTGGCGCCCTGGGCGATCATCGGGTCAAGCGTGACGTTCAGGGCCTTCTTGATGGCCTTATAGTCGGCGAAGGTCACCTGGGACAGCGTATTGAGCACCGCGATGATCAGCGTGTTGCGGGTCACGATGGACTTTTTGGCAATCCACTGCGCAAGATACGCGGCGATGTTCTGGTCGCTGTCCTGGAGCAGGTCGTTGGGGATGGGGATCCAGCCGGCGTAATCCTTGATCGCATAGGTGATCTTGTCGAAGGTCGGCGCCGTCATCTCCGCGATGTCCGCCGTGTCGTCGGTGATGTTTTCAAACGCCGTCATGTTTGCCACGGCCTCGAAAACGCGGGAGCCAGTCAGCGTGGTGACAGGGACGACGTCGACAAACGTTTCCAGCTTCGGCAGCGCCCGCTTCATGATATTTATGGCCGTCTGGATGTCCTGCGGCACGAGCAGCCCGCCGGCGCCCTCTGAGCTTTCGCTCATGGCGTTGTTGATCTTGTCGTAGGTTTCGATCGCGTCGCGGTCCGTGGCGTCGAGCCGCTTGTTGCGGAACAGCTTGAAAAACGCGTTGCTGTAATTCTGGGTCAGCTCCTCGGCGTCCTTCTTTTCGCCTTCGCCCACCGGCGTGCCCTGGGTATTGGCATCCTCAAGGGCGGCCAGTATGTCCGCTTTTTCGGTCAGGTTGTCGATCTCCGTTTTCTTAGCCTTTGCCTCGTCGAGCTTGTTTTCGGATACGAGGGTGCGGGCGTCCGTTTTGAGCTGTGTAATCTGGAGCCTCAGCTCCCGCTCTTCTCTGGTCATTGATTTTTTCACCTCATAATAAAATTTTTGAATAGACATTCAGTCTGCGGTGCGGGGTATGAAAGACCTCAGGCGAGGTCGATTTCCAGAAGCAGTTTGTCGCGCGCGGCGGTATTGTCCGGTCTTGGCGGTTCGGCGGGCGGCTTCCCTTTGTTGGCGTAGTCGCTCCAATCAACAGGCGTTCCGCATTTCGGGCACGGGTCCGGTTTTTCCATGTCCTTGCCTTCGTCGCACCAAGCCCCGCCAAAATCATACGACGCAAGGGTATGCCCGCAGCTGCCACATTTAAGCCAGGCGGTAAAATGGTCCTCGTGATCAGCGTCGCGCCGGTTCGGTTTTACGGCTTTTTGCGGCTCACCCTCCGCCCGCAGCTTTGCGGCGATGCGCTTGACGGCGTCCGTCGTGCTGCCCAGGACCTTGCCCCGGGCGAAGGACATATCGACATTGCCCGCTCCGGCGTCCTCGTAGAGCATTCCGTCGGCAAAGCCTTCCTTCATGGCGGTTTTCGCGCTCATGTACGTCTCGTCGTCCATCATGGCGGATATCTTATTTCTTGACCGCCCCGACTTCAGCTGGTAGGCGTTGACGATGGCTTCCTTGATCTCGTCCAGGATGTCGGCCACCTGCCGCAGGTCGCTGGCGTAGCCGTAGACCTCCGTCAGCGGATTGTGGACCATCATCACAGCCACAGGCGACATGAGTATCTTGTCCCCCGCCATGGCGATAACGGACGCGGCGCTCATGGCCTTTCCGTCGATCTTGACGGTCACGGTACCCTTGTGCTCTTTCAGTGCGTTATAAATGCCCGCCGCGGCGAAGACGCTGCCGCCGTAACTGTCGATCCAGACGACAACCGGCATACCGGCATATTCTTCCAGCTCCGCCTTGAATCCGTTTGGTGAAACGCACTGCAGGCCGTACCACTCATAAATCCAGACGTCGTCGTCGTCGACGATGTCGCCCTCGATCCTGAGCTCAACGTGCTCCGGTTCGGTACCGGCCGCTGCTATTTTCTTGAAATTCCAGAATCTCATGCTCCACTACCCCCTTTTTTCAGCGTCGCGCCTGTCGCGAGATACTTCAGCGGTACGAGCGCGGCGTTTCCATAAAGCTCGTTGCCACCCTCCAGCGGCTCGTCCTCTTCCAGTGCCCTACACTCGTTAGGCGTCTTCGTTCCGCTGTATACCGCCTTCTGGTACATCTCATAGCGCTTTTCAGTGTCGCCGCGCAGAATAACGTCGGCATTGAATTTTGTATAATAACCCTGCCGTATTTCCGACGCAGTGAACAGCTTCCAGTTGAGTTCCTGCTCGTACGAGGTCAGCAGCGACAAGAGTGTGTCCGCGTAGAATTCGCGGTTTGCCTCCGCCGTGGACGCATAGGAGGTCTTTGTCTGGTCGTTGACCTGGTGCGGCTTGATGCCGAAGGCGGCAGTTAACTGCTGGATTGTGAAGCGTGAGTTTTCCATAAATTGTGCGTCCGTCAGCTTCAGCTCTATCGGCTGGTAGTTGTAGCCCACCGGCAGCATGCTGATTCTGTTGGCATTTTTGAGCCCCGCGGCCATTTTTTCAAACTTGGTGCGGAAGCTTTCCTTTGCCTTCTCATCCAGGTCGCCGATATAATGGACGATGCCGCCGGAGGTCATGCCCTTTTTGTAACTCGAGTTGAGAAACCCGCTCGATTGTTTCGCGTTTTCAATGCTGGAGCGAAGTGTCTCTATCGGGTTCATTCCGGATATTCCGTCAGTCGACAGCCCTTTGAAATGAAGCAGCTCGTCAGGTTGAAATTTGTACTGCTTGCCCCGTAGATCCGTGAAGATATACCAGATTGTCTGCTTTGATGAAATCAAGCCCACATCGTCCACGTATATTCGCATTCGCGCGCTATCCATCGGATAAAACCCGGTAAATGCGCCCGACCGTCCGACGTCCATATAGGCATATGCGTTGCCGTAAACATCGCACTGCACAGAAAGGCATTTCCAGAAATCCATCGCTGACATGTAAGGGTTCGGCCGCAGCTTCAGCAGCGGATAAAGATAGTGGTCCGCAGCCTTCCGCCTTCCGTCCGTGTCCTGATATATTTTCAGAGGCAGCTTTCCAAGAGCCTCCGCTCGAATTCTGATGCAGGTATAAACGGTAATCTCCTGCAGCGACTTTTTCCCGCGTATGTCCAGCTCGTCCGTCAGGCCGAACCAGTCCCGCAGGTTGTTCCAGCCGGCGTCCGACAGGTCGTCATTCCGGATTCGAGGCCGCATGGTGCCTGAGAAAAGCATCTAAATCACCTCTTCTTTCGTCTGATCGGATGACCGGCAAGCCACACGCCAAGGCCGAAGGCGCAGATGCCGGCGGCGTACCATCCGGCTGTCTCCGACCATCGAAACGTGGCGTATACAATCATGCCGAGCCCGGCCAATATGAGGATATCCTCGGCCACGGCCAGCAGCAGCTTTGCCGCGCCGATCAGCAGCTTTACAAAAGCGGCGGCGGCCGCACGGGCCGCCTGCTTTGCCTGATTGATGTGCTTATTCATGAATCCCGCTCCCGTTAATCCCAAAGTTTCTTTAAAAAGTCCTCTTCTGCGAACTCGGAGACATCTTCGACCTTGCCGTCGTCCAGCACCTTCAGCCGCGCCACGCAGTTGATCGCCGCTGCGACGAGGTCGATTCGCTGGCTGTCGTCCTTGTTTTTCTTTGACAGCCGGATGTTTTCGTTCGGATCGGTATACTGTTCGGCATTTCTGAGGCACCAGTCCAGGCAGGGGTTTTCCTCATGTATCAGTTCCCCCTTGATTGTCATCTCCCGGAACAGCTTTGTCGGCTCTGACAGCGTCGTGATATTCTGACGGATCTCCGCGACCTCGTATTTCTGTTTTATAAGCTCATTGCCGTAGGACGTGGCCAGCGCCGCGTCGATGTCGAACTCCAGGACCTTGATGCAGAGGTCCGTCTCCTGCTGGTGGATATCCTCGATGAGGTAGTCGTAGTCGATGACGTCGCCGTCGGTGATGATGACATGGCCGTGCTTTGCCCAGTGCTTATATTCGACCCGGTCTGTATGCTCATGGCGCGTGACCCCGCTCTTTGGGATAAAGCCCCGGGCGCGCAGCGCGTAACGGCCGTCCGGCAGCTTCCAGAGCTGGGCCTGCCCGGTGAGGTCGATGCGCTTTGACATGTCGTCGCCCACAAGGCACGGCAGCCCGCGCACCATCTCCTCGAAGTTCTGCCGCTTGACCTCCCTGGATTTCCAGACGTCCATCAGACCGTCCATGTACTTGGTGTTGGAGCCCTCCTGCCAGAGACAGCAGCGCTTTATAAGCCACTCGCGGATCTTCGCCGGATCACCGGAGCCGTAGGCCAGGTTGTGCTCCGAAATGATCTCGTCGAGCAGAATCTCTGCGTACTCGTTCATTTCGTGGAGCATCGGGTTTGCCTTCGGCAGGTTGGCGAAGTCGTGCGGGTTGTCGTCCTTGTCCAGGCACCGGATCATGCAGAAGTAGTCCTCCTGGATGATCTCCCGGTTTAGGATTTTACAGCAGAGGTCGTGCTCCTTTTTGCACGGGCTGTTCTCAGCGTCCGCTCCGGCGGTGGTGATGATGTACATGAGCGACTGCGCGCGCTTGCCCAGCGCCTTGTCGCCGATTTCGTACATGGCCGCCGTCTTGTGCTCGTGGTATTCGTCGATGATGTAGATGCAGGGCGCGGCGCCGTTTTTATTCTGAGTGTCCTTCGAAAACGGCACCATCTCGCCGGCGCGCGTCTTGTGCTTGATG